CGAGTCTAAATAAAATGGAAATTATTATTGCATCCTTAATTGCTGGTATTGCTACGGTTTTAGCTGCTACGCTAAAAGGTGTGTTTTCTGACCAAAAGAAAGCGTGCAAATTAGTAAAGCATACCATTCAAAACGAAGATGTTTATAAGGCTTTAGAATATATTCTGGACAACTTAGGCGCGGATAGAGTTGTGGTATATGAATTTCATAACGGCGACATTTATTATTCTGGTAGCTCACAGCAAAAATTCAGCAACACATATGAAGTATTATCCGAAGGGGTAAGTTCTGAATTAAAAAACCAGCAAAACCTAAGAGTGTCTTCATTTAACAGGTTTATTAAGCCTTTAATTGATAATGATGAATATAGCTTTGGCGAAATCTCAAACATAAACAATGTAGGAATTAAAGAATTTTTTGAAGATCAGGGCACAAAAAGCACTTTTTGTGTACCGATTAAATTACTAACTGGAAAAATCATTGGAATCCTAGGCGTAGACTTCGTTAAGGGGACAAAAGTGCTAGATGATAAAGAAAAAAAATTCAGCAAAAATCAAGCGACAATTATAGCTGGCTATTTAAAATCTTAAATAATTTTTTATAATATAGTATGAATGTTGAATTTTGTACAAAATGCGGCTATAAGAATACGTACTCGATACAAGCCCCCAACTTTTGCGGAGGATGTGGCGCTCCAATGCGCGAAACTCCTGGATTGAAAAAATCCAATGTTGCGTCTCGTAATAAAGAGGAAATTGAAAACGATGAAGATCACGTTGAGGTTCCTAATATTTCTAAATTAGAATACTCGGTGCAGGATTTTAGTGACAATAGAAAATTAACAATTGGACAATTGATTAAAGAAGGGCCAAGCGAAGGGGTTAAACCTCAAAGAGGCTCTAGAGGCTCAAAATTTTCGACAAAAGAAGAAATACTAAAAGAAGGGCTTAATAGCTGCAAAAGCGCGAAAACTCAACCTTCGGAAGATGTCGGAGAATAAAAACTTTACTTATCAAGAGTATTCAAAAATTATTGACTCAGAACTCCTTAAGAGGAGGGGAAAATGGTTTTTAAATTCTGTTCCTTGGATAGATTATGACGATGTTTGCCAAATTATAAGGGCGCACATATATAAGAAATGGCATCAGTGGGATCAGTCTAGACCTCTAGAGCCCTGGATAAATCGAATCATATCAAATCAACTAAAGAATATATTGCGCAATAATTATGGCAATTATGTACGACCCTGCTTAAACTGCCCGCTCAATCAAAGTAATTGTAGCAGTAAAGACTCGGAAGGCCTATGTGGGTTTACTAGTAATGGCACTCAGTGTAATGAATGTCCATTATATGCTAAGTGGGAAAAAACCAAAAAATCCGCATACAACACCAAAATAACCTTGGCGTTAGATCATCATCAAAAAGAAGCGGAGTATATCACACAAAACAATACTTTAGATATAGATAACTCTATTGATAGGATCAATGTCCTCATGAAGAAGAAGCTACCTGAAAAAAAGTACATAATATATAAATTGCTTTTTATAGATAATATGGATGAAGACGCAGTTGCCGAAAGAATGGGGTACAAAAGTAATGAAAAAAATAGAAAAGCGGGCTACAAACAATTACGAAATTTAAAAAAAGAATTTAAGCAAGCGGTTTTAGAAATCATACAACAAGAAGACATAGTAATAGTTGATTATGAAAAGCCTTACTAAAGAACAAAAAGATTATATCAAAAGCAATTACAAAAAGATTCCTGACTTAATTGATTTAACTCGTAAGGTATTTAAAGACGACTCTTTGGATGGTAGAACTAAAGAGGGTAAGCTTGTGCGCGAATATTTAATTGAATGCGGCTATCAATACCAAACTACAAAAGTAAAAAAAGTAAAAAATATTTTCCTAACAGAAGAAGAAAAACAATTTGTAATTACTTCCTCTAAGGATGATATGAATGCATTTCAAATAGCATGTTTGATTTGGCCCGATAGACAAATTACTCCCCTCAGTAAAGAAACGTTAGTAGTAGCAGAACATATTAAAACTCACAATACAGCTTGCTTACGACAAGAAGATAGTGCATTAGGAGAAAAATATAAGCCACCCCAAACAATGTTTATTACTTGTCGGTTAATTAATACATATACTTCTTCCAATATCAAACACGACCAATTAACGCTCAAAAATAAAAAATGCATTGAGCAGGTCATGAAGTTCCTTTCGACTCCTCGATTCTACCAGGTTATCAATAACTATACCGACAATACAGATAGAGAACTCTTTGAGGCGGAATTCATTCGTACTACTTGGGACAAACCAGATTTAACTGCAGATGAAATTAACTTATATATCAATGTATGCATAGACTATGTTAATCTAAAGAATATAAGTAAAGCTATGGAAAAATTAAATAGAATGTTCCATGAAGCAGAAGATCAAAGAGATATGACAGTAAGACTAGCTGAATTACTAAAAACAAAAAGTGACGAATACAATCAATGTGAAAAAAGAATGGAGTCGCTCATCAACCGATTAAACGGTGATAGAGCGCGAAGGATACAGGGCCGACAAGAAGAGAATGCTTCTATACTTTCTTTGGTGGAATTATTTCAGGATGAGAAAGAGCGTAAAATTATGATAAAAATGGCAGAGATGCAAAAACAAGCTGTCGAAGAAGAAGTGAAAGATTTAGAGTCAATGCCAGAATGGAAGGCTCGTGTTTTAGGCATTAGTAAAGGAGATGCAATATGATTAATCCGCTAAAGCCGAATCTTTACTGCAAAATTTGTTCTGAGAGTTTCAAATCAGAACGCGCTTTACATTCTCATTTTAAAAAGCATAAGCTTACTGTTGCAGAATATTATTGCCAAGAATACCCCCGCATTAATAAATTAACTGGCGACAAACTTCCCTTTAAGAATAAATTTGATTACTTTACTAAAGACTTCTCTAATAGGAGTCAAATGTTAAAGTGGATTGATAAATCGCCCGAAGACGAAGTCAAGGAATATATTATTAATCAATTAGAATTTCGCGTTAAACATAAGGATTTGAGATATGCTCCCTCTCATATTGAAATTGAAACTTTGCAATTGCCTTCTCTTGATGTTTTTATTAAATATTTTGGAAGTTATTCTAATGCATGTAATAAAATTAATGTCGAACCTTTATTTAAAAGCGGGCTGGCATCTCCTGGACAATTTTTTGAATCTTCGAAAAAATTAAAAGACCTTAAAGTATTTATTGATACGAGAGAGCAGCAACCATTGCATTTCAACAATTCCGAACTCATGAAGCTGGATTTTGGAGATTATACGATAGGTGGTGATAATTACACCTATACCTACATAGATAGAAAGAGCGAGTCGGACTTAAAGGGCACATTGAGTCAGGGATTAGAAAGATTTAAGAATGAGCTGGAGAGAGCGCGAGAGTTTAATAGTTATGTATATATTGTGGCGGAGACCTCTATTCCTAAATTAAAAAAGAATAATATATTCGGGCCACATAAATCAAACTTAGAATATATATTTCACAACATAAGAAGTATTACCCATAACTACTCTGACGTATGTCAATTTATATTTAGCGGGAACAGAACAAATTCTCAAACAATAATTCCTAAGCTACTAATTGGTGGAAAAAAGTTTTGGAATGTAGATTTTCAATATTATGTTGACACATATGGAATTGATAGTTAAGAGAAAAACAGATGGAAAACATTTTAAGTGTTTGCCTGGGTTTATAAATATATTAAAAGATTGGAAATTTATGGTCAGAGAATATGATTTAGAAGTATATAGAGATATGTGTTTTTATGAAGTATATATTAAACAAAAAGATGATTGGCTGGATTTAATATACGCCTATAAGGAAGGGTTTTTAGATCCTTCGCAACTAAGGAATTGGCTATGAGTTGGGAAGAAGGAATACAAAAATACGAAAAAGACGATGCCAATGAACGCATCGCTAACACAAAAGGCTTTATTGAAGAAAAGCAGGCCAAGCTTTTGTTGTATGAATTTTTAAGAGATAATACTACATTTGCTGTTGATTTGTTAAGTGGAGTAAAATTATTTCCATTTCAGCACATGGCGATCAAGTCAATGTTTAAAACCGACTACTTTTTAGGCGTGTGGTGCTTGGATCAAAACGAATACGTCCTCACTAAATCTGGATTTAAAAAAATTAAAAATATTGAAGTTGGAGATCAAGTTAGGTCTAGAAAAAAACTAAACTCTGTTTCTGACAAGTGGACGAATAAAGAAGAAGACGGGCTATTTATATCAACACAGTCTGGAGATTCGTTTAAGGCGAAAATTGGCCACAAAACTTTAGTCTACGATACAAAAGGAGAATTTAAATTCAAAAACATAAAGGACATTACGACTGAAGACTATATACCCATCAAGCTTGGAACTGAAGTCTGGGGCAATAAAAATATAACAAAGAATTCAAAAATTAAAAGATCCCCTTATTTATTTTATTTATTTGGGTATGTTCTTGGCGATGGCTATGTTGATAAAGATGGAGTGCATTATTGTTCTGAAAATTCAGAAATACAAGACACTATTTTAAAATTTATTAACGCAAATAATCTAAAATCTTATTCTAGGCAGAGAAGCGAAAATTTAAATTTTTACGAGTATTCTATATATAACCGAAAATTAGTATCTTTTTTAGAAAGCTTTGGTTGGGACAAGTCCTTAAAGAGCAAAAGCAAAGTTATCCCTGATGAACTCCTGCAAGCTTCAAAACAAGAATTATGTGCTCTTATAGGAGGTTTATTTGATGCGGATGGATATGCATCTTATTTAAAAAACTCTAGTAAGGTTGGATTGAAAAACACATCACTAGAAATGCTCAGGCAAATAAAAATGCTATTAAATAATTTAGGCGTTCAATCAAGCTTAAGAAAAAGCGGCGAACATGATGGAGTGCCTTATTATGATTTAATTCTTAGTAATGATTATTATTCGTTATTAAAGTTCCAAGGCGAGATAGATTTTATTGTTAAGCATAAAAAAGACAATTTAAAAAAAATAATACAAAGGTCTAAAAAAAGGAATTATCAAAATAACCTAGTCCCAGGCTTAGGTAAGGTGCTCCAAAAACAAGGATCTTTCAAGGAAATTATTGGAAAGCGTGGATCATGGAGTGATAATTTTTCTCAAAATAGATTTAAGGAATTAAATAATCTTGATGCAAATGCGCGAAATTTAATCAATGAAATACAAAAGGAGCGGGTTGTATTTTCCAAAGTTCAAAAAATTCAAAACTGTAAAACTACTTCTGTAGATATTACTGTCGAAAACGAAGAAAATTATATTGGCAACGGGATTGTTCATCATAACTCTCGCGGGATGAGTAAGTGTCTAGCATATGACGACTTAGTATGGACAGACTCTGGTTTAAAAAAAGCTATAGATGTTAAAGTTGGAGAAAAAGTTCAAAGTAAAAATGATTTTAATGTCGTAGAAGGAAAGACGGTAAATAAAAAACAAAAAACCTATAAAGTTACATCAAAAAAAGGTTATGAATCTGAAGGGTTGGATTATCATAGAGTCCTAGTTCTTAATAAAAATTTAGAAGAAGAATGGAGATTTGCAAAAGATTTGAAACAAGGCGATGTTTTAATAATGAGAAAGACTACCAGTTTTCCTGATCAAGCTGATATATTCGAGGGTTTTCGACAAAACAAACATCCAAATGCAAAAATATTAAAATTAGAAAAATCTCACATTCCTGATTGGTATTATTTTTTTGGTTTACTGATTGGAGACGGACATATATTTAAAGCAAGGAAGGGGATACAAATAACCTCCGAGGATGATGAAACTAAGCGCTTTATAGAAAGCTTTTCAAAAAAAATCGGCTTAGGCTTTTCCGAAACGAAAGCAAAAGAAGGAAAAGTCAAAACATTAAATATTTACTCTAACGCTTTAGTGGATTTCCTTCTTCATTGTGGCTTTGACTTCAAATTGGCGCACGAAAAAAGTATACCTTCAAAACTTTTAAAATGTTCTAAAATTAATGCTTGTAATTTGCTTCGTGGGTTATTTGATACAGATGGATACTGCTCAGCAAACAAGAAAAAAAAATCATTTCAAGTTGTCGTTGGATTCACGAGTTCTAGTAAGGAGCTTATAAAACAGGTCAGAAATCTTCTTTTGCAATTAGGAATAACTTCTGCAACAAAAACATGTTTTAAGGGTGGATTATCCTCTTTTGGTAAAAAAGAATACGTCTGTAAAAAGGCATGGTCAATAAGAATAACCTCCCAAAAAAATATAAATGCCTTTTTTCAAATTGGATTCAATGTGTCTCGAAAACAAAAAACCCTTCTTAAGGTAAAAGATTATAAATACAAAGACAACGAGTTTTCTGAATATATTCCTTACATCGGCGATTACTTAACAAAAAAAATGCATAAAAAATCAATATGCCTTAAGGAATGCAATGGTTATACGAAACTGAATTTTAGAAAAAACACCTCTAGAAATCTTGCAAAAAAAATAATTCCATATTTAAGCGAAGAACATTCTAGAAAAATAACCCCTTTAATTGACGAGAATTTATTTTTTGATTTTGTTGATCATGTTGAGGAATCTGAAAACATTACAGTAGATCTTCAAGTAAAAAATGAAAATTGTTATGTATCTGATGGTTTTATTAATCATAATTCATTTACCACTGCTATTTTTGCATTTTTAGATGCTATTTTAAACCAAGGGGTCGAAATAGGAATCCTATCTAAGTCATTTAGGCAGGCTAAAATGATTTTTAGAAAAGTCGAAGACATTGCTGCCAAACCCGAAGCAAAATATCTGGCCCAATGTATAACTCGCAAATCTAAACAAAACGATCAATGGACATTAGAATTTGGCCAAAGTAAAATTCATGCATTGCCACTTGGCGATGGTGAAAAACTTCGGGGCTTTCGTTTTCATAGAATTATTATTGACGAATTTTTGCTTATGCCAGAAAGAGTATATAACGAGGTTATTGTACCTTTCTTGTCTGTTGTGCAAAATCCAACCCAACGGGAAGAATTATATCAAATTGAATCAAAATTGATTGAACAGGGAAAAATGAAAGAAGAAGAAAGGCATAAGTGGCCAAACAATAAATTGATTACTTTGTCTTCGGCTTCTTATAAATTTGAGTATATGTATAAGCTATACCAAGAATTTGAAAACCTTATTCATGGACACATAAAAGAAGAAGATAATCCTTATGGTGAAAATGCTAGGCGAGTCATTATGCATTTCTCTTATGATTGTGCGCCAAAGGCTCTTTATGACCAAAACCTTATTAATCAGGCTAGGGCATCCATGAGTCAATCTCAGTTTGATCGAGAGTTTGGGGCTGTCTTTACCGATGATAGTAGCGGCTACTTTAAAACTTCTACAATGGCTAAATGTACAGTGCAAGATGGAGATGACCCATCTATAGAAGTGGCTGGAGAACCAGGAGCAAAATATATTCTGGCTTTTGACCCAAGTTGGGCAGAAACAGAAAGCAGTGATGATTTCGCCATGCAGGTTTTGAAATTAAACGAATCTAACAATACTTCCGTTTTAGTTCATAGCTATGCGTTACCTGGGGCGAAGCTCAAAGATCATATTAATTATTTTCATTATTTATTAAAAAGCTTTAATATAGTTGCTATTGTTGGAGACTATAATGGAGGCGTTCAATTTATTAATTCTGTCAATGAAAGCCAATTATTTAAAGAAGACAAAATTAAGATTAATGTGATGGACGTAAAATTTGATGATCTTACTAAATATGAAGAATCATTAAGAGACGCCAAAAGTCAATATAATTCTGGTAAGACTTGCTATCTAAGAACTCCAAGCTCAACATGGATTAGACAAGCCAACGAATTGCTACAAAGAAACTTTGATCATAAAAAGCTATGGTTTGCGGCAAGAGCGATCAATGATAGTTATCAAAACCAAAGAAAAAAGCATATCCCAATCGAAGGGTTGAAATATCTACCAACAACTGCTGACAACGGCTCCATGAACATGGAGAAGGGCGCGAGAATGATAGATTTCTTAGAGCACCAGCATGACATGATAAATTTAACAAAAGCTGAATGTGCATTAATCCAGATCAAAACCTCTCCACAAGGAACGCAAACTTTTGATTTGCCAGATAATCTCAAAAGGCAAACTGGGCCAAACAAACCAAGAAAAGACTCTTATTCAGCATTGGTACTGGGGAATTGGATGGTTGGTATATATTATGACATGATGAATGCTCAAGATAAGCCAATTTATCAAGGATTTACCCCAATGTTTATTAGGTAATTAAAAGTTTTAAAGTTAACTTTTTAACTTTGCCTAACTTTCGTGTATAATATTACATGCCAAGAAAATATATAAAAAAATCTAAATACTGGGATAAGTTTAATAAAGAGAGCAACGCTTCAACTTCAAACCTAGAAGATTTATATAAATTAAACCAAGACTGGGAGCCTTCATTTGAGGGCAGTCCTTATTACACTGCAAAAGCGAGTTGTTATACAAGGGGCAATTCTGGATCTTCAGCCACGGAATGGAGAGAGAATTTAGCTGCCAAAGCTCCGATACTAGATAGGTTTGTAAATATCGCAGAAGGTATTTTGCCCTACTCTTATAAAAAAAATGGACATGTAGATATTAGGGATGCGATTCAGTTATGTCAAAAAGCTTATGCGAACATAGCTATATTTAGAAACGCGATTGATATTATGTCTGAATTTTCGAACTCTGACATTTATCTAACTGGCGGGAATGAAAAAGTCAAAAAGTTTATTTATAAATGGCTAGAGAAAATAAAAATTTGGCAAATTAAAGATCAGTACTTTAGGGAATACTACAGGAGTGGAAATGTATTCATGTACAGAATAGACGGCAAATATTCTAGTGCAGATATACAAAGAATGCAAACTGTATATGGAGCTAGGGGCGAATTTATAGAAAAAGGTAAAATCCCAATCATGTATACCTTTTTAAACCCATATGATATCATCGCGAAAAGAGCTTTAACATTCAGTAAAGAGGGCGGACAATATGGCAATTACGCAAAGCTCCTTTCTGAATATGAGCTAGAATCTTTAAGAGATCCAAAGACGGATTATGACAAGCAGGTATTTGAAGCACTGCCAGAAGATACAAAAAACGACATTAAAAAAGGGTCTTTTACTCAAGAAGGAGTTTTGGTTTTGCTAGATGCAAAAAAATTAATTTATTCTTTTTATAAAAAGCAAGATTACGAACCATTCGCTATGCCGTTTGGATTCCCAGTGCTTGACGATTTGAACTGGAAAATCGAATTAAAGAAAATCGACCAAGCTATCGTAAAGACTGTTGAGAATGTTATTTTGTTAATCACAATGGGAGCAGAACCTGATAAAGGGGGTATTAATCCTCAGAATCTATCTGCGATGCAAGGCCTTTTCCAAAACGAAAGCGTAGGTAGGGTATTGGTTTCTGATTATACAACAAAAGCAGATTTTGTCATGCCTGACCTAAATAAAGTGTTGGGGTCTGAAAAATACAAAGTCGTTAATGAGGATATTAAAGAAGGACTTCAGAACATTATTCTTGGTAACGAAAAATACTCTAACACAGAAGTTAAGGCCAAAATCTTTTTAGAAAGACTAAAAGAATCTAGAAATGCATTTTTAAATGATTTTCTCCAGCCGCAAATCAAATTAGTTTGTCAGCAGCTTGGGTTCAGGGATTATCCCATCGCTAAATTTGAGGATATTGATCTTAAAAATGAAGTCCAGTTCCAGAGAGTAGTAACTAGACTGATGGAATTAGGAGTGTTAACTCCAGACCAGGGGATTAGAGCTATTGAAACTGGAGTCATGCCAGAAAAGGAAGACTTAGAAAGCTCTCAGTCAGACTATATCAAAGATAGAGAAAAGGGTTATTATAATCCATTAGTAGGGGGAGTGCCTATGGTTGCTCCTCCTGGAGCAGAAGAAGAGCAAGAAGATGTTGAGGTTAATCAAACCCCACAATCTCCAGGTCGCCCCAATGGAACCACGGACATTCCTTTGGAATCTGCCGCAAGTACTGAAGAGAAATATACAACAAAAGATATTCAAAGCGCAGTTTATAAAACAGAAGATTTTAAGAAATCTGTTACAGCCCAAGTTAAAAGTTTATATAAAATTAAAAGACTCAATAAGCAAAAGAAACAATTAATTGACTCTTTATGTGAAAGCATTGTAATTTCCACAGAACAAAAAAACTGGGAAAGAACTGCTAAAGAATGTATAGAAGATTTTTCTAAAATAGAGTCTCTAGGAGTATTAGAAGAAATTAATACTTTGGCCGCTCGTCATAACGTTAAGTTGTACGAAGCTTCGCTCCTGTATCATAGTAAAAATTAGTATTTTTGTGTTTTTGTGTGTAATATGCACAAATGAAACCTTTTAAGTACACTACTTCTTTTGCTAGCTCAATTATAGCTTGCACACAACTAGAGTCAGAAGAATGGCAGAGGTGGAACGTTAGTAACGCTTCATTGTCATCGTTAAAAGACATAATGCCCAAAGAGGTTAACCTTAATAAAAATATAGATTTATTAGGAGTCGCATTTAATGCGGCAGTAGTTAATCAGTTTAATAAAAACGGAGATGGCATCGATAGCCAAACGGCAATCAATATAAAAGATTATTTTATAAATAAGCCCGCAAATATTGAACACGAAAGAAAAAAAATCGTTGGACATATTGTAGGCAGCTCTTTTAGTAGTTTTGCTAATAGCGAATTACTTTCAAACGATCAAGTTCAAGATTTAAATAACCCTTTTAATATTGCTCTTGCTGCCGTTGTATATAAAACTGTAAATCCTAAATTTGCCGCAATATTGGAGTCTGCTGTAGAAAATGGACTAGATAAACAAATTTCGGCTAGTTGGGAATTAGGGTTTAATGAATTTGCAATCGCTTTAGGAAGTAAAGATCTAAGAGAGGCAGAAATTATTAGCGATCCTAAAATGATTGGAGAATTTGAAAAATATTTAAAATCAGAAGGAGGAGATGGAGAAACTAAAGACGGAACTAAAGTATATAGACTGGTCAAAGGAGAAGTTTATCCATTGGGCATAGGATTTACCACAAATCCAGCTGCTAATGTAGAAGGAGTTCATATATTAAATGCAGAAGATTTTAAAGAAGTAAATAAATATAATCTAAGAGAAGAAAATGAAGAAATAATGGAGAATAATGAAAAATATTCAGAAAATATTTCACAATCTAACAACTTAACTGTAAAAACAAAAAAATCAAAAATCATGGAAAATCTTATTAAAAAATTAGAAGAAATTCTGGATAGCAAGCTTTCTAATCAAGAATATGCCAAAGAGACTGTAGCAAATATTGCTGGAGTTATTAATGAGGCAATTCGCGAAAAAAGCGATCAATACGTTCAGGAGAAAAAAGAATTAGATTCTGAAAAACAGCGACTAGCTAAGGCCGAAGAAGAGTTTAAGGCTTCTGTAGCCGAATTAGAAACAAAACTTTCAGAAACTCAATCTAAGCTTGAAACTTTAGAAGTGGAAAAGCAAGAGCGGGAAGCTAAAGCTAGATTTAATTCTAGAATGGCTGAAATTGATGAAGAATATGAACTTGATGCAGATGATCGCAAGATTGTTGCTTCAGAGGTTTCTCAGTTGGGCGAAAGCCAAGAAGCTTTTGATGGGCTCAAAGAAAAGTTTGCAGTCATGTGGAAAACCAAGACTAAGGCTTTTATCGAAGAGGCTGAAGCTAAAATTCAAGAAAAAATCAATGAAGAAGTTCAAAAAAGAGTTGAATCTCTAAATTTATCAAAAGCTTCTGAAGGAGCAGCAGTCGAAGAATCTGTGGAAGATGTTTTAGAAAATGCTCAAGTAGAAGAAGTAGTAGTTACTAATAATAGCGCAGAGGCTTCCAAACAGGAAGAAACCCTTGCTCAAAAATTTAGTTCGGTTTTTACCAAAGAAAATGTTAACATTCAATATTAATTAATTATGGCACTAAGAGTCTTACCATTCAGACAGTATGTCGAACAAGACGTTGTAAATCTTTATGCCCTTGCTGGAGCTGACATTAATGCTCAGTTAGATACCAAGGGTAATGGAGACGCTGGCGTTTTTGTTAAAATTCACGCAGGAGATCTTGATGGAGGTCCAGTAGAATATAATTCTTCTAGTTATCTCGGAAAAACAGATTATCCTTATGTTGGTCGCGATTATTATCCAAATAATGTGCTCCAAGTCACTGTTGCAGAGACTGGGGACAGTGTTTTGGGTATGACCCTCAATCAAACAGCTAAGGCTGATGAAAATGGCGAAAAGCTTATTTACTATCCTCAAAAAGCCCTTGAAAACCAAGCGGTTGTATCTGGACAAGCGGTTCCAGTATTAACCCGCGGATTGGTTACTCTCAATGGTTCTGCTGGCGGAGCTTATGGAAATAATGCTTATATCCACGACTCTAACTGGGTTGTTGGAAATAATGTTGTTATCGCTGAAGGCGGCGAAGGCAAACTAACTGGAGTTGCTCCTGGTAGTTCTGTTACTGCTCACGGTGGTCGTCAAAACCTAGGAACAATCATTGCTAAAGGCACTCGCACCGCAGGCGCTACTGAAGATCAGTTCGCTGGAGCAGCAGGAACCACTGGCAACTATTCTATTGTTCAAATTAACTGCGGATAATTGGAGAAAAATTACAAAATGAAAATTACCTTAAAAAGAACAGAAGAACAGTTGGAGCTTATTAGAGCTATGGCCTCTAATAATAGAGAAATCGCTTACGAAGCTCAAGCTGCATTAGGCTCCTTTATGGGTCCTGTGCTAGCAGAAGTTATTAATAACGCTCCTACGGTAAGTAATCTATTCACTAGCATGTCTTTTGATCCAGATGATAATCCTTCGATTCCATTGGATCTGTACTATGACATCACAGCAGAAGATTATATTACTGTATATTCACAATCCATGCCTGGAGGTCTTCCAACTAACCATGTTGCACCAACAGCTAGCGAACTAAAGTTCACAACCTATACATTGGATAGCGCTGTTAGCTTTGATAAACGTTACGCTGCTAAAAGCCGTTTGGACGCTGTTGGCAAATCCTTCACTAGGATTGCTCAAGAAGTTCTCCTTAAACAAGAGAAAACTTCTTCAAATCTTATGCTTGGCACACTAGCTGATACTACATCTGCTGGCACCAACCACGTTATTCAGTCTACTATCGACGGGAACTTCATCCTCGCTGACCTCAACGCATTGATCACTAAGTCAAAGCGTGTAAATGAGTCCTGGTCAGGTGGCACCCCTGCCAACAAGCGCAGTGGCCTCACCGATCTGCTAGTTAGCCCTGAAGTTATCGAAGATATCCGTGGAATGGCATACAACCCAATCAACAGCAAAGCCGCTGATGGATCTACTCCATCTGCTGGCGATTCCGCTTGGGTTACTGCTCCAGATGATATTCGTCGCGGTCTTTTCAATGACTCTGGCGAAATGTCAAACTTCTTCGGAGTTAACTTGATGGAAGTTTATCAGCTTGGACCAAACCAACAATTCACCAATATTTTTGATGGGCTTGTTGGAGGTTTGTCCGCTGGCAAAAATGACCTAGTAATTGGTCTTGACTTGAGTAGGGATTCTATGTTTAGAGCTACTGTTCTTGATAGCGAAAGCGGTTCAGAATTCTCCTTGGTCGCTGACGACCAATACAGCGTTAGACAGCGCAAAATCGGTTACTACGGTTCTGTTGAAGAAGGTCGCATTATTCTTGACAAACGCGCAATCTTCGGAGTCGAAGTTTAATCCAATACCTATAAAGGTTTTTAAAAGGCCACCCATTTTGGGTGGCCTTTTTTATTCTCTATAAGTAGATTTTTGTGTAGTAGTAAGTAT